TGTTCTACTACCTCGAATTAATCTTGGATTGTAAGCGCCCTCATAGGATATTACATACTTTAGTAAACCCGTATCGTCCCATTCTTTCCAAAGCGATAAAAGTTGCTTTTCACATTTTTTATGCCAAGAAACATTTCCAGTTTTACTAAGACCAAGTTTCACTAATTGTGGAACATTTGTTAATATAATATTTTGATCATCCCAGCCATTTGTGATAATAATAGCTTCCCTATCTTTGGATTTATAATTTCTTTTCCATTTGATAGTTCCAAATAAACTATTTTTTTGCTGATTACCCAATGGTACAGCCCCTGCTGGCCTCACTGGATAACCATTTGCACTAGATACAGGTGCAGCTTCAATTGATAATCCTAATTTTATCATTTCAGCTAATGTATTAGGACCAACCTTACCATCTATAGATAAATTATTTTTAGCTTGAAAAGCTCTTACTGCTATGGTAGTTTTATCTCCATAAAAACCAGTGACAGAAGATTTAAGTAATCCCAATCCAATTAAAAAAAACTGTATCCGCTTTACGAGCGGACCTTGTGATCCTTTAGATAAAATCATTTAATTAAAATTCTATATTTTTCATTCATGGTCATAAATTCTACCATATATTCATTTGATAAGTAAATTCCATCTTCTCTATAATCTAAGCCTTCTCCTATAGATAGTTTTGGTAGATTATCCTCTCCATAAAGTTTTGTAAGTTCAACATATCTTTTCGCAGCATTCGGCGTAAGCTTGAACCCCTTTTCTTTTGAAAATTCAATTATGCCACCATTTTTAACATTACCATCGTAATGAGATTGGCTTTGCTGTGGTATAACTTGCCTAAAGTCTTTCACTTCTTTTTTAGTAGAAGAGCAACTAGTATTAAAAATTAATAAACTAGCGAGAAGTCCTACGGCGAATTTGTTCAAGGATTTTTTGTTTTTCATCTTCAGATTTTGCGTTTTCAAGTTGATATACTAGATCCTCAGCTTCGTCTCTAATTTTGATTTCTTCTGATTTATCTATTCTTTTCTTATTTTCGTCAGAGTGTATAACTTCTAGTTCTTTATTTTTGTTTTTTTGTTTTACGCTAAGAAATGTTAATATATTATTAACTATTTCTAATATAGTTTGTACAATATTCATTTTGAGCTAACCTCTCGTAACGCTTTAGATATTTCAGTAAAAAATAATGATACAGTATCTATAGTAACCTTTTCATTCTGAGTTAGAAAAACTTCATAATTTTCAGCTATATTAGTAGCTAAAAACTTCCAATGTGTTTTATCTGGTAGAACTGCTACAATATTTTCAATAAGAACCTCTGGTGTTGGATGTGTTGGTAAATTAAATGAATCAATACGATCAGCTAAATTGTTCATAATTAGCTTCTTTTTATCTTTATCTGCTTGATCTTTACTAAGATAAAGGATACTAGTAGCTACTAATTTAACACTAGAATTAGTTTTAGAAACAATATATTGAATATCGTCATTATATTTAACAGATGTGCTATCTAGTAAAGCACATGATGTTAGAGAAAATGCCGCTATAATTGGAATTAAAAATTTCATACTTTTTTCTTGTTTACTGTTCTTTTTTTACGTTTAGGTGGTAACTTAGTTTTTTGAGCTAGTGAATTAACAAAAAGTTCTTCAACTGGTTCTGCTTTTGGTATATCTTCTTTATCTTTAAAAACTTCATCTATCTTTGATCCAGTGACATTGTAGTCTTTGGAAAAACTAAATCCAAGAGCAATAAGAATAGCAGCTAGTAATTTAGATACAGATAAAACAGATGCCTCTAATTGATCTGGTAGAAATTCAATTAAACTTGGATTTTCATGAATAGTAAATACTGCTACTCCTAGCACACCACAGAGAGTAGTTCTCCAGCTTTTACCCATATACTTTTCTATTTTTTCTTTCATGATTTTTTATTATTTGAATGATATAGTACTGCGGCTAACTTATTATTTAATTGATGTTTAGCGGCAATCTCATATATCTCTTCAGTTTGTTGGTTGTTTTTAAATATAGAAGGATCTTCTATATAATTCTTTACACTAGTTGTCCAATCGCTCTGCGATTCTTGTAAAATTATAGCATCTGCAGTCGCTTGGCATATATCTTTATGTTTCTTTGATAATCTTTGGATATTATTTTTACTCTTATATTCCGCCTCTACTAATTCACGTAAGTCAAAATAATCTTTTAAAGAATCTCCAATAGATGACACAGCAAATAATTGCTCATCTTCTACAGAGGCTCCAATTGGTCCTACATTTACGCGTTTTGGTGCTTTAGTTCCAACTGGTCTACCACCCTGATCAGTTGTGGCTTTATTTCCTATCAATGGTTGATATAATCCAGAGTCGCGGAGAGCTTTAAAATCCTTTTGCGATATTACTGAATTTTCATTTAATGGGAGTTCATGAGATTCAATAGCTTCAAATAGCTCTTCTGGGGTGAGAACTCCAAGTTCAGCTAAACGAGTATAAATCTTCATAAATTCAACCTCATCCTTGAGATTGATTTGCTCAAATACTACTTCCGGTATATCTTGCAGATTAAGAATTTCTGCGATTCTCTTCATTTCTGGTTTTAAGAAATAATTTAAATAAGCTTCTCTAGCTTGATTTAATCTTTCCAAGAATACTTGAATCTTTACCATTGAATTAGCAAACTTTTCATTACCCCAGAAAATATTCATTAATCCATGTGCAATATCTTCATTTACTACTTGATACTTTTCACTACCAAATATTTTTCCAAGATCAGGAATAACAAACTCAGCTTTAGTGGAATAATCAGACACAAGTACCCTACCTACACTTTCGGAAGAAAATAGATCACTGAGTAGTGCTATAAGTTCATTATTTTTACTAGCCGACCTTTCCTGTTCACCTGCTGTAACTAAAAGCACAGCATAGTCAACAGTTCTAGCTATAATCTGTTCCGCTTTTTTGAACTCTAATTTTAGATTAATATCAGGAAGAACTGGGTAGTACATTGGAACCGCCATGGCTTCATAATCTTGCTTGCCGCAAAATATTGCAGTTAGTCTTTCCTGATCTAATGTTAAAGTTACATCTCCACCAGCTTCTATATTTCTTTTGGTTTCTGGTGGTAATGTATTATAAAATTCTGTTTCCTCTTCTGTTTTTGGATTGCGTAATCTTTCACGTTCATATGGGTTAAGTACCTTATGGTATCGTGCATTAACAAATGAAACACCACCGTCGCATTTCATATCAGCAGGATTGAGTATGATATATCGAAGTGGAATTTTTTTAGTTGTAGATATAGCTGCTAAAGTTTCTTTACCAGCGCGAATTATCTTTCTATAATCCTTAATATTTAAATCACCATCGAATCTAAATAAAAAGACATTACCAGAACGAAACCATTCTGTAAAAAATTTCTGACCTAGTGCCCAGCCATTTATTTTTTCATACCAAGCTTGAAAGAAATTGGCTGACCTTTTATTTGGGCTTTTAAAATGTAATTTAGAATTTGCAAATTCTGATTGAATATCAATAGTTGATCTGAAAATAGCAACATTCCAATAAGCTTTCTGGCAAAGTTGAATAGCATCTTTAATAGAAACTCCATTAACATCTTCTTCAAACGGAGTAACTCCTTTAGAAATATTATTTAATTCACCATTAATAGTTTTATTACCTGGGTAAGTTAAACTAGTATTAGTTCTAGAAGCCTTCGACTTCTTTAAATTAAAGGATTCTTCATATGAAGCCATCGCTGCAAAGTAACTTTCATTATCTTGAGCAATAGTAAAATTTGTTTCCTGTTTCTGTTTCCGTGCCATAATTTATTTAAAAAAGTCAATTAATTATACTAATATCTACACTATTAATCAAATTAAGGAACTTTTTTATTTAAACAATCCATTTAGGGCGGAAAATTTCATAATCATCTTCGCTAGGTTCATCCATCAATTTATAGTAACAATACATCCCCCAGTTAGCTAGGAGTAATGCAGTGTAAGAATCTCGCCTAGCTCTAGATGGACCAGTATTCATTTTTACATTTTTTGGCAAATCGAAAGTTTGATGCCCCGCTGCATTTGTAGAGACTTCAATCATTGTCAATTCTTTTTTAGTTTGCTCTAGCATCATATTTAAGTGATCAGCAAAGTCTTCTTTCAATCCTTTTTCACTTAATCTAGTATCTATATTATCTCTATAAAATATTTCTTTAATTGGTAACGTATCATTTACTATTTTAGAGAAATCTTTATCTAAGAATATTCTTGATCCAAATGTTAATCTTTTATGCTCAATATTCGCTTGTAAGGTTTCGTTTGCTAATCGTATCCATCCATTAACACTAAATGCTTGAGAATGAACTATTTTTTTATTTATATAGTTGTAATTGTTTTTACTATTTCTTATTCCTTCGTCGCCATTTAGGAAGTCATGTTCAAATAACTGCAAGTCTGGCATATCCCTCAATAATGTTTTAGAGTCTGATATAAACTTTGGACCGCCAGCATTATCAATTATGATATAATGAAAATTGAAATTTCTCAGTAAATATCTTAAATATAAAGCATTCTTCTCAGTATTATTATTACATACAGCGTAAGCATGAACTAAGGTTCCACTTCGGTTCTCTTCATTCAACTCCAATACCGCCATCGCAAAATTATCGGAAGTTTCAGATGCATTATAGTTAGGATCAATAGCCAAAATATATTTCTTACCTGGCTCGCCCCTAGCTTTTAACGACGGTTCCTCTCCAACAGGAATAGTTGCGGCTTCAACCGCTTTTAAATCATAATAGCCGCCAGAGTCATCAACAAATAATGCTCTATATTCTCTATCGAACTGCTGTTTAGATACTGTTCTCTCAGCCTCTTTGATGCTCTTTAAATCTAATAGACCTGGCGGAGTAGCTTCATAAGAAAATCTAAAAACTACGTGACTTACATCCTCTGCTTTTGGATTTGTAATAATATCTACATATGGTTCATAGTTTTCTTTATATAGCGGTTCAAACTTATAACTAGCAGAAGATAATCCAACAATTTTATTTGCAGGAATTCTAATTCTGTCTTCTTCAGTAATTCTTCCGGCTTTAATTAATTTATCTTCAGCTTTTCGTAAAGCCTCTGCCTCTAAGCCCCCTTGCTTTACGGTTAAGAATGGTCGTATAACTGTATTTATAATTTCAGATGGAACCAATAATAACTCATCAATAATCATTAAGTTAAATCGTTGACCACGAATCTTCTCGGTCAATGGTAGAGCGGTAATAATAGAATTACCAAGACTCATTTCAAATGCATCTGTACTATGACTCATCTTACCTGTTAAGCACTGTCGTAGGAATTGACCGTGCCTACCGTTCATTATAAACTTTTCTATCTGCTTAAAGATTAACTTACTCTGACGGAACGTGCCAGAACATATACCTATCTTACACCCTGGGTTAAATATAGCATACAGTATGATAAACAAGGAAACTGTAAAGCTTTTACTGAAACCACGACCCGCAATCATTAAACAGGAATCACGCAAGAAGAAAGACCGGATA